TATACCTACCCATAACCAACCAATCGTGCCTACTAAACTAAACCCTAAATCCCACATATGTAAACCACCTGCAGCTCTACTAGATACTGCTAATAATATCAATACACTTGATACCCATTTAACATACCAAGATAAATCGTACTTAGGTGTTATCTTCTTAAACACTCTTGTTGAGTTTAATTCTTTTATTTTATCGTTCAATTTCTTATCGTATGTCATGTTTTGTAATTGTAAATGCAACTGTTAATCTAGGTTTAGTGCTTTTGTTTTGTGGTACATAATGTTCTTTGAAACAATCAAAGAATAATATATCACCTTGTTGTATGTTTGGTGACTTATCACCATCTGTAAATTCTGTTTTACTATGTTCTTTAGGATCAAATAACAAATAGTGTACGGCAGTTACACCACCTTCGCCATCATGCATATGTGGTTCTTGGTATTGTCCTTCTTTGTAATAGTTATACCATATATCGCTTAAATGATATTCTTTCATACCAAAAAATCTTGCAATGTCTGGTGCTATCTTTTCATACTCTTGTCTTAGATATGCAAAATCAATAGTTAATACATCTTCATAATGGTCATCATTATCATGCATGGTATGTACATTACAATTCCATCTGTTTTTAGTAGGAAACTTCTTATAGTTTTCTTCTATAATATCTATATTGTTGTCAACAAATTTTTGTGACCAATCTAAATTTCTTTTATAATATATCATTTAATCTCTATCAAGTCCGTATTGTCGTATGTACCAAATTTGCCTCTCGTAAAAAAATTTGCACCAATTATTATTCTTTCATCATCATTTTCATTAGGTGTAGAAAAATGATTTAAGTAACCTGGAAACAATAATATATCTCCTGTCTGTACATCAAATGTCCACGATTTAGCATTGTAATTATTCCATTCATCATAATCAAAATTAAAATCAAAGTTAGGAAACAAACCATTACGGTCTGTTGATACTGTGAGTTTACCACTTGTTGCTTTATAATAATATACACAACTCAATAATGTATTAGGGTGTGTATGTCCGTGGTGTCTATCACCTTTAAGATTTTTTGTTGCCCAACTACTCGTTAAATAAAATTCTTGTTTTATTTTTAAAGTGTTTCTTACATACTCTTTTGTAAAGTTTACAATATAGTCTCTTACTCTTTCCATACCATATGTGTCAAGTAGTGTATGATTACCAGATACATTAACGCCATATTTTTCATCTTTAGGCATATCTTTAAAACCTGCCATTTCTCTTAATATAAAATCTTCTCGTTCATTTAAATTAAAATCTGTTTTAGCATGAAGTACAGGACATGCAACAAAATTAGTGATATCGTATTTTAATATTTTAACTTGTTGTGTCATTACCAATTACTAGATTGTCTAGTCCTTTAATTTGTTTTGCTTGTTCTATATTACCACAGATAGGTTGACCTTGTATATTTAAAGATGTATTTAATAACACAGGTAGACCTGTTAACTTCTCAACTTCATATAATAATTCTTCAAAGACAGGATTGTTACCATCAACTGTTTGTGGTCTACAACTACCATCAACATGTGTTACTTCTTTTAATCTATCATCTTTTACATTACAAGAATATAACATGTGTGGACTATCTTCTATATCAAAATATATATGCGCTTTATCTTTAAGTACAGACGCACCAAATGGTCTATAATCTTCTCTTTGTTTTATTTCGTTTACTCTTTGTTTTGAACCTACACATGGCGTCATTAAGATTGACCTGTTACCTAATGCTCTAGGTCCTACTTCGCCATGTCCTTGATACCAACCTAATACTTTACCTTGTGCTAACAGTTCAGCACTTTGTTTGATTGTTGACGAACTCGCTGTAGTTTCTGGTGCCTCATCTGATTGCCAATAAGGGAAACCTGAGTTGTCAAAGTGTTCTAAATTATGTTTTTTTCTTAAATACTCAACTGCACCTAAAGATAATCCTTCATCATTAGCATGAGGTGGTATTGATAAGTTTTTAAAATACTTACCTAGTTGTTCATTAAAACATATGTTTTGTGCCACGCCACCTGAAAAAGATATCTTATCATCTGGTTTAGCATACAATTTAAAATACTTTGTAATTGTACTTTCTAACCACATATGTAAATTAGCAAACCATTCTACCTTTGTATTCTCTGCCACATACCTAGAACCTTTATGCTCAATCCATCTATTAAAATTAAATATTTCTTGTACATTAACAAAGTGTATATTATTTAAAGAATTACAAAACTGTACATCTTTTGAATACCAACTTTTCAATGCCATAAGTTTACCTGCAAAGTCTATATCATTACCTTTCATTCCAATATTAGCACCAAACTCACCAAACTGCATACCTAGACTTTTCATTTCATCTAAGTTCCACTCTACATGTTTTCTTTTATGTTTTAAAATTGTGTGATGTACTTTATAGTCACCATAACCATCTAATATAAAATCTGTTGTATTTTCTTCCGTGTTAGATATCGGCCAGACACTCAATGCATGTGCTAAATGGTGGTCTATTTTTTCTATTTTACATTTAAGACCTAACTGTACTAAACTATGTACCTTCTCTATGTTTTGTTCATCAACTACAATAGCTGCGTCATCTATTTGTGATAAGTCAATACCTTTTTCAGTAAGATAATCTTTTAATTTCTCAAATGGCAAATGATGATGTTTAACACCATAGTGTCTTTCTGTTTTATGATATTGTACCTTAGTGCCATCTGTAATTGTAATATTACTATCGTGGTCACATAATCTAATACCTAATAATTTCATCTTACATTCTCATATTTTGTTAACAAGTCAGGTAATTTATCACCGTGATAAACATACTGTACATCTTTAAATTTTTCTATACACTCTAAAAATTCTTTAGTGACACCTTTGCGTTGATTTACTCTATCAGAATAATTAGGTGTTCCTTTATATATGTTATTTACATAAGTTGTATCTGCTTTATCAAAATCAAAACCATACATGTTTACAACACCACCAAAAGACTTTGCTCTCATACTTGCATATGTAAGTGCCGCTGAACCACAATCTGTATAATCATTTGTACCTAACATATCTTTCCATAATGACATTGTACCATATGCCTCGTTATAATGACCTTGACCAAACCATCTAGTTTGTATAATTACTTTTCTATCTTTCCAACATTGACTATCAAGTATTTCATGTTGAATAGGTTTATCTTTATTAAATAGATAGTCTGTATACCAATCTCTATAAATGGCATTACAACCATAGGTCGTGCCATCTAGTTCATTAACATTTAAATCTTTTCTACTTTCGCCATTTCCAATTACATGATGTTCTTGTATCATAATTTACTTCTTTTAAACATTATATCATGTCTCCACATAAAAGTCAACAGCAAATATAGTGGATATATTAATGGTATGTTTATTGTTCTCTTTCCTCTTACTAGTATCATATGTCCTATCCATGGATATCCGTGTTTGTACGAAAACCCAACGCAACCTTTAATCACTTAACATCTTCCTTAATTCTAGTTTCATCTTTGTTGGATTAAACTTTATGAAAGGTTGATACTTCTTCATTCTTCTTTTAATTGTAGGATATACATAAGTCTCATCTATATCTCTATCAAACTGTCTTGTATAGTTTAGCATTGTTTCCAATATACATAAAGTTTCTAATGTAATCTTTTTTGCCAAATACATTTTAATTAACGGTGGGTGTTGACCACGATAACATTTAAATATCTTATCAAAGTTACCATCAGTTTTCTTCAATAGTTTTTCCATATCCAACTTAAAGTAATATGTTAAACCATCTATTCTTTTTCGCCACTCTAAATAATTATCTTCGCTAAAATCTTTGATATAATCTGTTTTGTTGCCTATGAAGTTAGCAACAAAATAATCAACAATATCATTGCCATACTTTCTGGCTGCCTTGACAAAGAAATATCTGTCATTACGCTTAATAAATGTTTCATACTTTGCTTTCGTTTCTCCTCCATACTTAAAAAAATCAAACTCATCTTTTGAAAAATGTAACTTGATTGCTAAGTATTTTTTATATATGTTGTATCCGTCTCTCATTTTATATTTAACTTTATGTTACCTGCAACTGTAATTGTTTCTTCGTCATTACTTCTTACAAAATGTTCTAAGTAACTAGGAAAGATAATGATTTGACCTGCTTTACATTTAGGTTCATGTTGATGATTGAATATACATTCCATTTTATCATCTTTATCATATCCATATTTTTCTAATAACAGTTGTTGTATTGGGTGTACAAATACAGTTTTACTTTCAGTTACCTGTTCATAGATAATAAAAGAAAAACTATGTTTTACATGTGCATGTTTCTCCTGAAAGTCACCTGGTTTATATTTATTTCTCCACATCTGTGTTAATGATATTTCAAATGGGTCTTGTATAAACTCATTTAAATTTTTTACTATAGTGTCTAGTAAATACTTTACTTCTTCTTGTTTAAGTGTATTGGTTTCTCCATGTGATGATGTTGTATTGGATTCCCATTGTGCCTTAAAACTTTCAGATAATAAATTAACTTTACTTAAATCAATATCATCAATAAAGATAGGTGTTGAAAAAATATTATACACTAATAGTCGCTAATATAGTTTGTGGGTC